AGATTGTGATCTATATCTCATATTCTGTCCAGTAGCAGTAGTATCTCCACCTTCTGTTGAAACTGTAGAGTTTGGTAAACCACCAACTGTAGAGTCAAAGTTATTCATTAAGAAAGGTATTTCATTCTTTAATGATTGTGGTGCTAACTGTTTTGTTAATTGATATACATCTTGCTGTGGATTTCTTGCTTCTACAACAGCATTAGGACCTACCTTTTGGAATCTCTTAATATCAAAACCACTATTTGCTTTAACAATAGTTACGGGCCATACTGTTTGTTCTACTGCATCCATAACAATGTTTGTATAATCGTTAATTAATGTTTGTGCTGGATAAGCATGGTCTAATGGAGCAGTAGCATATATCTTCATTTCTTCTGGATATATAGCAGCCATAACATAAGGTATACCTTGAGGATATATTTCTTTTAATTTATACACTTTAGTTAACATTTTTGATGTTCCTAATGTATAAAATACATAATATTTATTGTTTTCACGAACAATATTCTCGTGAACATAAACTTTCTTTAATTCATCATCAACTGTAGCCATTCCATCTTGTGGATTATAACCATCTTTAAATCTAGAAGCATTAACTTGATCTTCTGCTGTAATTGATGATACAAAATTGTTTTGTAAATCTTGAACTGAGTATTCTAACCAACCGTCTTCTTTTTGTTTTGCTTTTAAATCATCAACATACATTTCAATTTTATGTATTAAGAAAGCAGAAGTTCCAACTGGATCTAATGGATCAGCATATGGATCAACACGGAAGTTTTCAATTGTAATTGGGGTTGCTATTGAATATTTTTCATCAACATTCCAGTCAACTTTAGCTATACATAAGTTATGAATAAATCCAGATTGAGCAGTCATCTCAATAAATGTTAACCACCAATTGTTTTTTGATTTTAATCTCTTATTTAATACATAAGTAAAGTATTCAGCAGACATTATTGATACAACATCTTCACTAACTTCTGGTGTTAAATAAATAAAATCAGGATTTAAGAAATAAGCTTGAACAACTTGAGAAACAGAGTTTTTTACGAACTCATGTGACTTAGGAACATAGTGTTTATTTCTTTTATAATCTTCGTCTGTGTATTTTTGATCTGAATCGTGTTCAGAGTTATACATTTTATATCTACGAATAATTTTATCTTTAAAATTATCAATATAATTCTGTGATATTTCCCAAGCTTTTTGAGATTTCTTAAAAAGTCTTTCTGATTGATTGTCCAAATCAGTCTTACCTTTTGCTTCTTGAACGAGTTGTTGTGTTATTTCACCCATTTTAGTTATCCTTATACTTATCTGCTACTTCTTTTGCTTTTAATAATTTTTCATTAAACTCTTCGTCAGAAATTATTCTTTCTAGGTCTTGTTCTACTAAAATCTTTTTGCCAGCCGCTAAAACTAACTTTAAAAAATCTTCATAACTTTTTATTCCTTTTAATGAAAAACTAGGAATATTTTCTGGACATATTAAGTTCATAGTATACAAAATCTTGTCTTTTTTGTCAAAAGCAGCTGACCACATATGTGCTGGAAAATATGTAAAAAGTATATTAGATGCTAGATTTTCATAGTAATCAGCATTTTTAATTAAGTATTTTGCTTGGTGTGTTTTCTTAAATAAGTTTTTATTGATAAAGGTTTCATTCTTTTCTCCAACAACCTCTTCAGAACCATCCTGTGAAAGTAATTCGTTGTAACTCTGTATAAACTTTTCTGCTTCATCATCAGTTATCTCTTCTTCAAATAATGTAATTGAATCTACATTTTCATTATCTATAATTTTATTTTCCATAATTATCCTTGTTATTATATGGTGCTGGTTAATGGAATTGAACCAATAATTGATGCTTACAAAACAACTGTTATACCATTTAACTAAACCAGCATATTATTATTATACAATATTAAGTTTAAAAGTCAATAATATATCTTTAAAGTTGTAGCATACTGAGACAAATCTGGTACATCATATATACGAGATATAGAGTCTAATATGTCATCATGTTTACCTGATGGAAAGTTTATATACTCATCAATAAAGTGTAATGTATAATCATACTTAATTCCATCAACAGCAGTTTTTATGATTGGATATGCTTTTCTTTCTTGTATTGTAAAATCAAATGAATTATCTTTAATAAAACCATTAAGTCCTGGAAATCTATCTTGTCCATCTTTCTTTAATAGTTCTTTCTCATAATTCATTTCATAATAATCTGTAGATGACTCAACAACTCTCCAAGATGATATATCTCCAAACTTTTCTACAAAGAATGGTATCTTCCAGTTTCCAGATTTTAAGTCAGGTATCAATCTTCCAATACGGTCTTCTTTAGCAATCTTACCACCAGTATTATTTATTTCAAAAAATACTTGATCTCTTTCTTGTAATGTTTTAATAACTTCAGCATCTCTTTGTTGTCCATATTTTTCATAAAAAACATTTATTGTAAACTTATTATTTCCAAATAATGATAAAAATTGTTCCCACTTTAAGTAAATATTTTTTAATGCTTCCCAAGTTTCTGATAGGTTCATTCTATCTCTAACACCATCTAACAAAAACTTTTCTAAGTTCATTGCTTTTTGTTTTTCTGTCATATAAGTAACTGCTGAACTGCCATTAACTGCTTTTGGTCTAATACCAATAACAGCAATAGATGTATAGTCAGAGTCTTTATTTTTTGTAGAAGCAGGGTCAACGAAAATAAATATATGGCAAGGTGGTATAATGTTATATGGTTTAAGATATTTTATACTAAAACTAGATTTAGATAAAAGATTAGGGTTCATAAACATTTGGCAAGATAATGTATAATCATCTTGTGTTAAATAGTTCTTTTTCCAATCTGTTTGCGTTAGGAATACTAACTCACCATCAATTTTACCATTATGTGTAGCAGTATATACACGAGGAATAACAGCACCACGGCTAATAAGGTAAGCATAAGCATCATCTTGGTGGTATCTTGTTCCAACAAACCATTTTCTATCAATTGGTTGTCCTGGTGAACCTAAGTTTTTAGAGTTGTTAATATATCTAACTGTTTTTTCTCTATTTTCTACACTGGTTACAGAACTTTCAACAACAATATCATCATATACAAGCAATTGTGCGTGGTGTCCAATTTTACCACCACCTTGAATAGAAGCATAATCTACAGATGCTACGTTGCCAGCAATGTTTGATTTTAAATATATTTTATATTGTGTCCAAGTTCCAGCTGGAGCTTCTTTTGATGGATTTCTATATAAAACATCAGGAAATAATTCTTTTAAATCTTCATTAAACTCAAAAGTTTTTTTAATAAATGATAATATTTCTAAAGCGAACTTGTTTGTGTATGTTAAAATCAAAATTGTTAACTTTGGATTAATTAATAACTCTTGCATAATACCTAATTTTGTAACAATTGTAGATTTATAGTGAGCACGGGGCCACAAATCTAAATAACCATCAGGATTTCTTTGAACTTCTCTTGCTCTTTTAAATAGCCAATCGTTAGTTGCTATTCTCATTAATGCTTCTTCTTTCATTCCAGAAATAACTAATGCTAGATATACTCTATCTATTCTACATAAAAGATTTCTTGCTGCTTTTAATTCTTGAGCATTTAAAGGTCTATCTAATAATGGCTTACCATTTCTTATAACCTTATGTGGTTCTAAAAACTCTCTCCAAACTTCAACTGCTTCTTTATAGGTATCTGTTTGTAAAACCCTATTTCTAGCATTTAATTCGTCTTTTGAAAAGAACTTTTGATAATATGAATTGTCTATTTCAAACATTTTGATTATGTTCCTTTAATATTATTATTGACATAATATTTGTTTTTTGTATAATGTATATATTATAATAAGAAAATATTAGGAAAATGTCAAATGAAAAATATTGATGAAATCAAACAAAGAATCCTTGAAGAGATAGAAAAAACAAGGAAACTTAAAGAAGAAGAAAAGCTAAATAAGAAGAAATCTGCTAATGAAGCTAGGGATAATGAGTATGCCAGCAATTGGCAGAAAAGATATATTGACACTAAAAAGAAAGAGGGTAAAACCCAAGTAAGTATATTTTTATACAAAGATAACTTACATAAAATAGATAGTGAAATAGTATCAGAAGCAAAAAACAATAACAAAAAATTAAACAGAAGTGATATGATTAATAAAGCACTTGAATATTACTTTGATAGTATGATAGGAAAAAAAAATGACTAATGAACAATTTAAAAAATCAATAATGGACTTAGGTATACAATTAAATGGAATATTTTATGGACACGATTTATTTTTAAATAAAAAATTAGAGTTTAATGTTAGAGGTAGAAAAGTAGCATCAAAACCTAATTTAAAACATGGTGAAATAATTATAATTAAATCAATAAGTTTAGATCCAGTAGCAGAACAAATTGCTAAAGATTCAATGCAAACTGTTATGGCTTTACACGATATTGTAGATATGAATGAATTAGTTATAAAAAGACAAGAATATGATGCTCAAATAAGACATCAAATTGAATTAACTAAATATGCCATTATAAAAGAATTGGTTAAAGATATAACACCAATTAAACAAACACAATTTTACTACCAGTTAGGAATAAAAAATGCTGACAGACTTGTTGATGGCACTGACAATAACCCTATCTATTGAGATATTGTTTAAATTGTTATTTAAAATTAGTGTAGCAGATACATTAGTTAATTGGTATGAAAAAACTAAAATGTTTGTATTTTTAATATTGATTATACTGCTATCAAAAGTTGTATTGTATCTAAACAATAAAGTAATTGAAGAGATAAGAGATAAAGAAGAATAAAACTAAAGCCTGCGTCAGCAGGCTCGAAGTTGGCTTAATCTTAATAACTTTTATTCTTAACACTTAAATATGTTAATGATTTCTCTGTTAAATATTCCATTAAATAAGCAAGTTGTTCATCATTTTCTCTAAAATCATACTTATCTCCATTATCTAATATATACATTGATAAGTGAGTTAATTCATGTATTAATGTTGAAATCTTTCCATCAAAAACTCCAAGCAAATAATATCCAGTTCCTATTTCTGAACATACTCCATTACAAGTTGATAAATCTATATCTTCTCCTTTATATTTTAAATACAAAAGATAATAAGACTCTTTATCTGTTATAATATAAAAAGTCTTTCTGTAAATAGGTATATTTATTTTATTAAACTTCATTTCTGTTGTTTAGATTTTTCTTCTTTGAGTTTATTTTTTCTTTCAACTCTTAAGTGTTCTCTTCTTTTAATTCTTCTTTGATGTGCATTCATTATTATTACTCCTTAGGGTTTGTTGCATCTTGAACATTTTCTACTATTTTTTCTACTGCTTCTGCCGTATATGGTTTATCTTTATCTGTTAAAGAACCACATAATGTAACAACATCTGCTACTACTGCTAATGGAGTCTCTACTACTACTCCAACTGCTGCTTTTAATAAACTTCCAAACATAATATATTTCCTTTGTAAAATTAAATTAACATTTCCAAGCTTTTAAGCTTTTATTTATTCTGCTATTTGGATCTTTAGCAGTTTTTTCACTTGTTAGTTTCTTTTTCATGCCTTCCATCCTGGCACAAAAAGAATCTTTTCTAGCTTGATCTTTTTTTGTTTTTGGATTAGGTGCTGGTGGCTTTAGATTACCTCCAGTTTCTTTATTGTATGATGCTCTACCTTTAGCATTTAAACCACCTTTAGGGTCTTTGCCTTCTTTTCTTTGCCAAGCAGCAGTTTTTGGTTCTGCTTTTTTTGTTGTTTTCTTTTCAGCCATTATTCAGCTCCTTTATCTATCATTTCAAATAATTCCATTTGTTCTTGTGGTGTAAAATGCTGTAAAAAGTTTTTAATCTGTGTTGACTCAAACTTTTGTCTATAGAAATCTCTCTCATATGTTAACATTTCAACTTGTTCTTCTAAACCTTTAATAGTTAGTTTATAATCCATTTCTTGCATGGTGTTTTCCTTTGGTAAATGTTGGTTGTATTTTCTAATTGCTTGTATAGGCAATACTGGTGTAACTTTATTAATCATTGGTGTGTATGTCCTACTGCTAATAATTGATTAACTACAAACACTGTAACCATTAAATCTTTTTTTAATTGTTGTACTTCTTTATCTACTTCATTTAAAACATAAAATAGTGAACCTACACTTAGTATTATGCTTAAAATATATAATATAAATAATTTTTTTAATTTGCTCATTGCTCTTCTCCATTCTTATCGGTTATTGGTTTTACTTTTTTTGATTCTTCAATCAATTTTTGTTCTGCTTTTCTTTTTAATTCTTCATCATCTAACTCAAGCAAACTTGTTGGATTAAATAATTCTTTTGGAACAGCAGCAGTTTTTTGTTTTGTTTGAATATTTTTAGCAGTATTTTTACCGTCCATATTCAATACTGTATTTGCAAGGAAATCAAACTTTTTTTGGTCATCAATAAATCCAGCTTTAGCAACTGTAACTACTTCAACTTCTAATTCTGCTTGACCAGATTCATATGCTAATTGTGCTTCTTCATTTTCTTCATATTCAGACATAAACTTGCCGTGAACCATTCCAATTCTAGATGCAGCAACTCTTAAGGATAAACCTTCTCTTCCTACTTCTTTTATAATTTCTAATTGTTGTTTATCAAACATAAAAATCTCCTTACTTTAATTCTATCAGAATATAACCAAATGTCAATATTTGATGGTAAATATCTATGTGTAATGATTACAGTAATACATTACAGTAATATATTACATTTGAATTATTCAATATTTATCGTTGTTTCAAGGTACTTTTCCGTTTTTTTAACTCAAATATTTGAATGTAATCATTAACAAAAATGTAATATATTACTGTAATCATTACATCTTTTAAACTCAATGTTTATAGGGGTTTTGACAATATTTTTTTCTGAAACATACAATATAATATTATAATATATCTTAATATACTTAATCTTAATTATCTTATTGTCGGTTTGAAATCAAACACGACCATATTATATTAATTTTTTATTTTGTTTGTGGCAAAAGATTTTTAAAACATTCAATACATATGTTTTTTTATCGTTTTTTTAATGAGTTATATTTTATTTGATAATTTATGTAAAGATTTATTAGATAGTTAAAATAATGGTATTTAATCGTGTTTTATAAACTCTCTTTGAGAGTCGGTTTATTTTTTGCTATCGCAATCCGTTTATATTGACAATTAGAATTATTCTGCTAAAATTAAAGTATAGACAAGGATAATAATTATGCCATTAATCAAAGGTCAAAAAGCTAAATCACAAAAGGCTATTTCATCAAACATTAGAAATGAAATAAAAGCAGGTAAGCCACAAAAACAAGCAGTTGCTATTGCTCTATCATTAGCAGGTAAAGATAAGCCAACTACTAAAAAGAAAACAGTAGCCAAAAAAAACAACAACAAAGAAAGTTAAGTAATCATGAAACAAGGTTTATACGATAATATTCACGATAAAAGAAAAAGAATTGAAAATGGTTCTGGAGAAAAAATGAGAAAGCCTGGAACTAAAGGTGCTCCAACTAATAAAGATTTTAAAGATGCTGCTAAGACAGCAAAGAAAGGTAAATGATTATGGGTTCAGGAAGCAAGTTTGAAATAAACAAATTACAAGGTTTTGGTTTAGGTATCTATGTAGATAGATTTCCACATACAGTATCAATCAATATAACTTTATTTATAGTAAGTATTTATATTGGTTTTGGAAAGGGTTATGATGAGTGATTATAGAAGATTAACAAAAGAAGAAACAGAACATTATGAAAAAACTGGATTACTTCCAAAAGATTATAATAGTAAAATTATTTATTTATTTGGAATTGATCAAAAAATTAAAAATGAAATATCTTTATTTGATATTATAAATAATGAAAGAAAAAATGATGAGTAAAAAAAGAATATTAGTATTTATATTAACAACATTATTGTTAACATTTACAATTTGGTTGTCAGGTTACGATTTTGATAAAAGAGATCCAGTTATTGCTTTAGTATTTTTAGGATCAATAATGGTTTCATTTTTAGCGGCAACATTCCCAGGTTTGGATGATTAATATGAATTATTTAATGTTTTTAATTTTAATGAACCCACAAACATACTGGTTATTATTTTTTGGAGTTAATATATGCCAAGAGAAAAAGTAAGTATGTCACAATTAGAGTCTGAGTTAGTAGATTTTGATATAGAAAAAATAAAGCCGTTTTTTGCTGATAGAGGAATGAATATTCCAGATCATGTAAAAACAAAAGAAGAATTAGATTATTGGTTAAAGGTAGTATATGGTAGAGAATAATGATTTTAAATGTGAATGTTCTAAGTGTGTTGATGGTGGTATAGAAGTTCCAAATTATTTAACAGAAGAAGAGATGCAACATTGGTTTGAAACTGGAGAGTTGCCAAATGATTATTATAGTAGGTTATATAAATGAAAGATTTAAATAAAATATCTTTTAAAGAAGGTGATAAAGTAGTTAGAGCAGTTATGTTTGGAAAGACTCCAAGATTAGATATATGTATTGTAACTAAAATTGAAGATAATAAAATGTATCTTGATGACAGTAAACAAGCAATAAGATTTCCAGATAGATTGTTAATTATAAAGGAATAAACTAAATATTGAGGAATTGAAAAATTGTGCTATCAAATTGACCCACTTAAAAAAATTATCACAAAAAGTTAAACTAGGGGTCGACTTATTTAGCAATTCCTGTTTTTACCGCCTATCTATCTACAATTCTATCATACATATAATACTTATATAAAACAATTCTATCGTATTATGTTATAGCAATTCATGATTATATTTATTTACTATCAATCTATACTATCTGATTATGCAATTTATATATTTATTATGCAAAAGAAAAACCCCTAATTAAAGGGGTATCTTTTTTATGTTTATATTAGATTGCTAATGCTGCCATTATTCCGAATGCTAATCCAATTAAACTTATTACTATTATATCTCTCATATCTTGTTTACCTTTCTGTCTATTGTGTTATTTATTAACAATTCTTTATCTAATTCATTTTTTAAGTTTTCTATTTCAATTTTTTTAATTGTTTCTAATAAATCATTTTTAGATATGCTATTATTTTTATTTTCTAATAACTCATCTTTAAGTATTCTTAAATTATAAGAATGATAATTATTATTTAATACTATATAGCTAATTAAACTGTTATATGTTTCACTATTTTTATATAATATTTCTAGTTTATTTTCAATAAAATTAATTTTTAATCCCCCTATTGATTTTACTTTTTTAATTGTTTTCAATTCAATTGATATTAAAGATAATATATCATGTGAAAAGTTTAGTATCATTTCCTTTTCAATCATTTTAAAAAAGTCTTTATTGCTTTTATTTATGTTTTTTATTGTTTCTTTTTCCATATCATTCCCCTTATTATTGTTAATATGATTATGAGTTTTTTGTTTCTCATATAAATATCTTAGCATATAAAAATTAAATATCAAGTACTTGTTTTATTGATTATTATTTATATGATGTTTATTCATTTTTCTAATTTACACTATATATATTAATTATAATAAAAATTATCAGCAATAAGATAAAAAATTATCAGCAATAAGATAAATTGTCAATTAGAAAATAGGGGAATTACACCCCTATTATTTTATATCTTGTTTACCTTTCTTTCTGTTATGTTATTAATTAATAAATTATCTAATTGTGTCTTATTATATATTATTTCTAATTTATTTAATATATCAATAATATATGTTTCGTTATCAATATAATTTTTATTATTTAATAATGTATCTGTAATATCATCATCAAAAATCCAATATCTATTATTATCTTCTTCTATTTCGTGTCTTATTCTTATAATTGGATTATCTCCATTACTAAACATAAACTTAAAACTAAAAATAGTACCATTTATTTCTGTTTGATATTCATAATTATTTTCTATTTCTGTAAATGTTTTAATCATATCTTTATATTGTTTTATTGTTTTCATATCATTCCCCTTATTATTATTGTTGTTATACTAATAGATTAGCATATAAAAATTAAATATCAAGTACTTGTTTTATTGATTATTATTTATATGATATTTTTCAATTTTCTAATTGACTTTATTAATAAATTATTATAATAAAAATTATCAGCAATAAGATAAAAAATTATAAACAAAAAGTTAAATTGTCAATTAGAAAATAGGGGAATTACACCCCTATTATTTTATATCTTTAATCTCTTAGTTATTGTTTCAACTTCATTCAATTTTAACATATTATCTAACTTGTTTTTTAATGATAGGTTTTCTAAGTATACTCTACCATTTTCTTCTATACCTTTTCTATATTGCTTTGGAACATATAGATATAAATATTGTTCTGCGTCTTCTGCTGTATCATATATCTCTAGTAATAGTTCTGGTGTTATCTCTTCGTCCTTCATATCTTCTAGTTCTCTATAGTTATCTAATACAATAGCCTTAACTACTTCTTTATCATGTCTTAGGTTGTGGTCTATAAACTTCAATAGTTTATGTTCGTTGAAATTATATCCACCAATTCTAGATATATTATTAATTAAAAACTGTTTAGCATACTTTAATCTATCACCATTATTTAAGTTGTTGAAAATTGTACTATCTAATAAGTTTATTGATATGTTCCCGTATTTTTCTAGATATTCTTCAATCATTTTATTAGTTATGATAATACCAGGTGCGTAATCAAATGCTAACATTTCGTCAACTTCTCTAAGAGTATTGAAATACTTTAATTGACACTTTAATCTAGCGCTTAAATACTTGTATTGTTTTGGGTTTTGAGACATTGCTAAGTCTGCTATTTCTTCATTATCTCTTAATTCTTCACTAACATACATAAGAACATATTCGCTATCATTTTTATTTAGTTGAGCCATAACTACTTCTTTATCATTCTGTAATCTAGGACTAAAATATTTTAATGATAATCCATAAGTCTCATTTTTAATAGCTAATAATGCTATTTCTTTATCGTCTCTAAAGTTATCAATCCAACCATAATATAATTCATTAGTTTGTTCTGTTTGTCCTGTTAATCTTTTAATAACTGATGCCTTACTTTTTAATGGTGTATCGGATTGATTATCTTTATAGCCATATTTATCTATATATACTTTATCAAAGTCATATTCTATATTATTTATTATTGTTGTCATATCATTCTCCTTATTGTTGTTGTTGATATAATACTATCTTATTAAATTAAAATTAAAAATCAAGTACTTGATTTATTGATTATTATTTATATGATATTTATTCATTTTTCTAATTTACACTATATATATTAATTATTAAAAAATTATCAGCAATAAGATAAAAAATTATCAACGATAAGTTAATGGCAATTAGAAAAATGAATGTACAACCAGGCTCTAATATACTATATTTATTCCATTGTTATATGGCTGTAATGATTTCTTTAATATTTATTGGAGTGTTTCATTGATTTAATGATGGATTGATTGCTGTGTTATAGAATTGTAATTGGTTCAATGATAAAATTGTGAAGAATGTTCTGTATAATTGGGGGAAAAGTGGGATAAGTATTTGATTTTTCTAATTTACAATTAGGTAAAGTCAATGAAAATAGGCTTTTTAGTCGTCTGATGTAATACAACACTGCTTAAAAAATAGGCAATATGTATCATTTATACAACATTTATTGTAATATTACGCTATTTATTGTTGTAAATAAACCACACTTTATATCTATTTACTTTACTACTATTTCATATAATATAATTTTATATCATTGTTATGTATATCTATTGACTTTTACACCATAATATATAATATGGAACACCTACAATTCTATCAATTTGTTATCATTCCAAAAGAAAAAGAGACATATTTCAGTCTCTTATCTATGTTTTTCCAGTTTCATCTCTGGTTATAAGGAAGAAGAAGATTTTGTTTTATGGATAATCTCCAACCATTTTGTTTTATATTTTCAATTTTCTAATTGCCACTTGTTCTTTATTGTCTAGTGTATTTTCTAATTCTTGTTTAATCTTATATACCTCTAAAAAGTCTAGAAACATTTGCTCTCTGTTTTTATCTGTTGTCATTACTATACCACTACTATCAAAAGATAGAACCACATCTTTGTTTTCATCTTTAACCATATAGTTTCCTGGTATGTTTTGAACTAACTTATAACCATCTACTGACAATGTATTGAAAAAACTTTTCTTTCCATTCTTCTTGAATACCTTAACAATTTCTATAAGTGTATTCTTATTGATAAATCTTTTTGTTGCTAGTCCGTGTTCTGTTGTTTGTTCTTTAACTTGTAATTTACTCATTTTTATTCTCCTTTTTTGTAAACTTCATATATATAATTTATCATATTAAAATCAAAAGTCAATAGTATTTTATATTTTATTTAACTTTTTTTGATTGTTTATTTTTTCTACTAATTCTCTATCTAATTTCTCTTTTAATAAATAGTTATTATATTCTCTTCTATACTTGTCGCTCTCTTCATATAATTGATTTATTTGTTCTTCTATATCAAAACCAAAATGCAAATATAATTCTTCAATATCATCATAATAATCACTTATTTCAGCAACTAAATCAAGTGTTTTATGTATTAAATTAACAATATCATCATATTGCTCCTTTGTTATCTCTCTTGTATGTTCTGGTTCTTCATTTTCAAATAAAACATCATCTCTTATAAAATAACAAGGCTTTATTCTATAAATATTTTCTAGTTCGCTTTCTGTTATATATTGATTTCCATTCAATAAGTGTTTTAGTTCATCATGAGTATAGAAAACTGCTTTATCTTCTAAATATAATTTACTTCCACCAACTATTGTAAAATCATTAAGACTTCCACCACCATTAGGCATTAAGTCAAAAAACTTTCCTACATTACTAACTAATACACCAACCTTTTCAACCATTGACAAATTATCTTTATTCATATTATTCTCCCTTGATTAAACTATCTAAAACTTGTTTTTGTTTTTTTATATCTAAGTCCATTACTTCATTGAACTTTTCACTATATATATCACTAGAACCATTTACACTATATTTATTTTTGAGTGCTAACAATTCTCTTAATTTTATATACTCTTCTATATATTTTTTATTATTCATAACATTCTCCTTTTTTATTGTTGTTATATATTTAATATAGTAAATTAAAAATTAAAGTCAATAGTTATTAAAAAGTTTTTTCATATATTTTAATATCATTTTTATTAAACTCTGTAAAATTAACAAAAACTAATCCACTATTTTTAAGATATTTACTATTTTCATCATCAATATGCCAATAAACATCGTATTTTAACCAATCTTTATAAGACTCTTCAGATAATAATCTATTATCTTCTTTAATAGTGCCGTTATTATACAAGTATGTACTTCTAACGGCTATTTTATTTGTTTTTCTTGCCATTTTAACCCTTTTATTGATTATTTAACATATATATTGAAAAAATCCCTTAAATCTTCAACTAAATCATTATTTATACCACAATTTAAGTTGTTGTTTCTATACAACAAAAAATCTATATAAACATAATCTTTCTTTGATAATTCATAATAAAAACTATTAAAATCAAAACTCTCATTTTCTATATATTCCTTATTCAGTAAATAAGAATATTTAATATCTTTTAAGAATAAATCAAAATCATTTATTTCATCTGTTTTATTATATATGATATTGTCAACTAGAAAACTCATAAAGTCATCTAAATTATATCTGTAATCTATAAAATCTTTATAATCATATTTCATTTTTATCTCCTTTATTCATAATTAAAATATTCATTTACTAACTCAAAAAATACATCTTCTTTATTGTTATATACTTGACTGTATAGATAATATAAAATACCTGCTTGTATACTATCTTCTATTGAGTTTCTTATTACTTCAACACCATAATGTTTTATATAAGTTGTATAACTATCATCAATATCGTCAGAGTTTTCTACATAACAATTAAATAATTCGCTGTATCTTCTCCTGTCCATAACAATACTAGCACTTTCCCAAACATAATCATTAAAACTATCATTTTCTTCCAGGTATTGCTCCAATTCTTCTTTTGATTGAAAACCCATACCTTTTATATCTTCAACTAATTTGTCTACTGATAATTCTCTTGTTTCATTTACTAATTCATATAAGTCCATTTTATTTTCCCTTTCTTTAATTAAAATGTTTTTTGTTTTTGTAAGGGAGTTTTTTGCTCCCTTATTTTTAATATAGTAAAAAATTATTTAATGTCAATACTTTTTTAAAAATATTTATACTTTAATTAATTTTTCTTTTAAATCACCATCTTTATTTTCTAATATAAAATCTAATCTTTCTTTTTCTTCTTCAATTATGTATTTTTTATTTTCTTTTTTTAATTCATTAATCTGTAAAGATATATTAAAATCATCATCTAAACAACTATCATAATAATCATTAATATTTTTTAATAATTTATATATAATTAATTCTAAATTATTAATTTCCTTATATCTTTTTTCAGTAATTTCCATTTTTATATTTGGATACTTTATGTTTCTTATATAACATTTATTTGAATACCTATATAATCTATAATCATATATATATCCATCAGCATTAAATCCAGATTCATTTATATAGTCCTCCATTTTGTAAAATAACTGTTCTAATTTTATTAATTCATTTTTCATTTTACTTTCCCTTTCTTTAATTAAAATGACTAAGGTTTTTTTATTAACCCTAATTAATTAAAACAAAATAAAAATAAAAATCAAAAAAAATACCAATTATCTTAGATAAATGGTAATTAGAAAATTGAATATAAAAAATAATTAAAATGGAATATCAAATGGATTAAAATTATCTGTAATTTCAAATGGATTTATTTTCTTTGGCTTTACTATAACTAACTTTAAGTCTTTCCTAGAGTTTTGCCACTGAATAGCACTATCTTTATCTCTAAACTCACGAAGACAACCCATATCATCGTGTAGCTGGTATCTCCATTTAAGTTTTTCTAGTTTTTTTCTCATATATTCAGTCATGTTATACCTCCATTACTATTTAATATAGCAATAAAAAAGAGGAAGTCAACCTTCCCCTTAATTTTTTTAGTTATCTTCATCTATTAAAACATCATCTTCAAATAAATCTGGATTATATGGTTCAAATAGATAGAATAAAAACTCTAATATTGATTTCATATATTCTCCTTATTGGTTATTCTTGTTTTTAATATCAAAAATACTTTGTAATGGATTGTTTTCAGCAAACATTTGTTGATATTTCTGCATCGCTGTTATCTCTGCTAGGTTAATATCATCTTGTCTATAAAAATATTCAGTCATCTTTAATATAGATTTTTCAAGTCTCAATTCTTTACTTGGTTGTGCTTCCACTCTTTCCATAAGTTTAGCAGCATATCTATGTAAATCTTTATATTCATAACTTACATTTTTTACAAAATTACTTAAATCATTAAATGATATTTCTCTTGTTTCTTCTGTTGGTGGTTTTATATTTTTTGTATATAAACTATACACTTCACTATATATCAAATCAAGAAAATCAACTTGCTTTAATTCTTCTAATTTTAATTCTACTTCTTGTAGATAATCTACTTTATTCATAACATACCTCCTCTTTAAAATTGATGTTATATATTTAATATATCAAAACAAAATACAATGTCAATATTATATTTTAAGTTTCTTTGGTTTTTCTTTTACTTCTTTTTTTTCTGGCAATAATTCTTGTAATATTTCATATTGATTTTGTATTTCATATGGCTTCTTTTCTTTATCTAAATACTCAAAAAGTTTATTTTCTATATCCTGAAACATCCATTCAAAACTATTATCAAAAGAACGCATTAAATGAGCCATATTACTTATTGTTTGGTTAAGATATAATCTTTCATGTTTATGTTTTAACACCAACTTAAACTGTAGAACTGTTTGATTATTAAATAACTCTTCCATTATTTCCATATCTATTTTTAATACGAAATCATACTTATCTTTTATTCTTCTATCTAACTCTCTAAATAGAAATCTTAACTTAGTATCTCTTTCTGAAAATGTGTTTGTAATCATATTTTACCTCTCTTTTTTTCTATAACTTCTTTCTTATCTAACACTTTATCTAAATCTTTTTGAAACATTAATCTTTGATAGTTCAATAACAAGTCATGATATAATCCTTTTCTAATTCCTCTAAAAGTTCTACCATCTAATCCTTCTATTGAAACACTTCTGCTATTAACAATTAATGGAGTATAATGAGTAAAAAATATAGAACCTAAGTTAATATTATGAAATCTGGTTGATAAAACTTCACTATTAGTTGTTAATAGATTAAGCTTTTTAATTGTTGAAACTTTATGATTTAAGTCTACTGGTAAAAAAGAAATATCACTGTTAGTTAGTTCAGAAAAAGTACAAAACCAATCTCCAATTTTAAAAGTTCTATCTTTTCCATATTGTTTATAATAGTATGTTATACATTTATTTATTTCTTTCTTTTTCATATTTTACTCCATTTTTTTTCTATTTGTTTTTCTTTCAACAACAATCCTTTTTCAAGTTCATATTTTAAAGTTAATACTTCAATTTTCTTTACTGCTTTTAGCTCGTAATCTTTTGTTTTTTCCTTCATTTTATTAGCATCATCTTTTAATGCTTTTATAATATAAATATTAAAATCTTTATCAACAACCTTTTCAATTCTTTTAAAAATATTTACAATAAAAAGTATTTTTTTCTTATAGAAGTAAGCATCTTTTATATTATAGAAATCAACATAAAGAGAAACTATTTGGTGTGTAGATAATACTGAAAATATTTCGTGATTATGTATCCAATCCTTCATTTTTTCTTCAATTGATTTTTTCTTGTTTTTGTTTTTAATATTACTGTTAAAATCTTCAACATATCTTTTAATTAAACTTTTTTTGTTAAAATCTAACCATTCTTCATATGTATGAAAATCTTTAATTTCATTATCTCTTTTTACTTTTACTGAGGCATCAACAAGTAATGATGCAGGTATGCTTGTTCCAGAGAATAGACTCCATAAACTTTGAACTGGTTTATTATTATTGTTTTTATTTGTAGCCATTAATTCCTCACTTTTTTAATAATCTTAATATTAATATATCAAAATAAAACGCAAAGTCAATAGTAAATAGGTAAAAAAAAAGAACCTCCAAAAATCTGGAGGTTCATAAACAGGAAAGGGAGGAAAACCTGTTTTCAACTAGAGAATAAAAATCGTTGGTAATTGTTATTGTTAAATTAATTATATAATAAATAAAATATTTGTCAATAGTTTTATTAAAAAATATTTAAAAAAAGTTGACAATATTTTCATATATGTTATTATATTATTAAGGAGATTAAGATTATATGTCTAATCAAAAAATTAAAGATTATCTTGTTGAAGAAATAAAAAGAACAGAGAAAAGATGTTGTAAAAACATTGATAGTATAAAACTTTTAGAGCAAACATTAGAATTGCATGATATGTCTTTAAAAAATAAAATAGAAAAGAATTATCCTGGTGATATTGTAGAACAACAAGTAAAAAAAGTAAATCATTATGAAGAACAAATTGAGATACTTAAGAAGAAAGTTGATATAGACATATCACAGTTAGCAAGCAAAAAAGCTAACTTACATTGGATAGATGGCGATACAGATTACGAGTAAAAAATCAATAAAAAAGGAGAAACCAAATGATTAATTTAAACTTCAATTTCAAAGAAAAAATAGATGCAGAAAACAGAGAGTTTTATGTAAAAATGTTATTCATTATATATGAAGGAATTAAAAATGAGAATACAGAAGAAGACTTAGTTTTCTTTATAAAAAATCAAAAAAGATTTGTAGAATTAGATACTGAAATGCCTATGCATATTAAGTCTTTAAAAAATATGATTTTAAGCAAGAAAAAATAACTTGGAATATTACCCCCGTTACTCTTAAAATTAAACCACTAGGAGTAACATAGTAAGAAAAAGCACTTTTGTCAAGTGCTTTTATTTTTTAGATTTTATTAACTTTTCGTTTTGGTGTATTAACCACTAATTCTTTTTGGAGTTTTTCTTCTAGTTTATACTTTAAAAATAGGTGTTTTAACTCATTAAAATCTTCTTGGTTTCTAACATATGGTTGATTGTTTTTTGGTAAAACATAGAAATCATCATCTAACATTTTATCATTATTATTACAAAAACTTATAACATTTTTTATGCTATCTATTAAACAAAAAACACTTTTTTCCTTTGTTTGATAATATGATAACATGCCTTCATATTCTTTATAAACATCAAAAGTTTCTTTTATAAAATCTACAACAACATCATAATTTCCCATTGGGTTTTTTAGGTTTTTTATATTATCGTAATTATAATCTTTTATTCTCATTTTAATGTTTTACCTTGTAATAATTTAGAAATCTCTAACAATCTTTGATTTACACATAATGGCATATGAATACATTTTTTATATAAATCATAATAAGCAGTTATTTCATTTCTGGCTTCTTTTTCTGTTAGTTCACTTGGGTATTTAACTTTTGATTTTTGAAATAAATTGAAATTATAACTATAATTTTTTTCTAAGTAAACTGAATATTCTTTCTCAAGAATTGCTGGTTCAGTATCATTCAAATAACCTTCTCTCATAATTTTCTCCTTTTTTGTTGGCTATAATTTAAGTATAGGTTATTAAAATTAAAAGTCAATATTTTTACAGATATTTTTTATAATAATCATCAATTAAGTTTGTTAGCTCAATTAATTCTGTTTGCTCTAATTGGGTTTTTGCTTTAAGTATTTTATAAAGATTTGACTTGTGGTTAACTTCTAAACTTTCATCTTCAACTTCTTTTTTTGGTTCTACTTTTATTAAAGTTTTAAATCTTTCTGCTGATGATAATTGGGTTTTATTTTTTAATGGGTTAAATGCCATGATGTTTCTCCTATTGGGTTTTTAACTTATGATTTTATTATAATATAAAGTTTTTCAAAGTCAATAGTATAATTAATTTTTATCATAATATTGTCTTGTTTGATGTTTCAAACAGACGAAATAATAATATTAAGATTAAGTATATTAAGATATATTATAATAGTATATTGTATGTTTCAGGAAAAATGGATCTCAAAACACCTATAAATATTGAGCTTATAAGATGTAATGATTACAGTAATATATTACAAAAAACTATAAAAATATGTAATCATTACTGTAATCATTACATATTGATTTTTTGTTAAAATCTGTTAGAATTAATTAAACAAAAGGCAAAATATGGCTAAAAAGAAAAGAAAAAGTGTTAGAAATACTGGATATAAAAGACCAGTAACTAGTTTTAGAATAAATAAAGATAAGTTAAGTTCTTTTAAATCTATCTGTAAAAAAAATAAAATAAGTTATTGTAATATGGTGGAAGTATTGATTGAAAAGTTCATTCGTGGAGAAATAATGATTATTGAAAAAGATTTTGAAAATACTTTTGGAAATGACCTTGACAATTAATTTTTTTTCACTATATTAGGATAATAGACATTAAAAAAGGAGTTTAAAATGTTAGATAAAGATTACGAATTAATTGAGCTGTTAAAAAAAGAAGATGTTGTTCCAGTTAGTTATTATACTATGAAAAGATACTTAGCTATAGTTGATCATTGCTTTGATGGAAACTTTAAAAATAAAACAGCTTTAATAAGAAATTATATCTATAACGATAGAACAATTATAGATAAATATATGAAAAATGATTTTAAGTTATTGAAGGATAGAATAATAAATACAAGAAAGTTATGTTTAAATAGAAAAGAGATTGAAAGAGATGTAAACACTCTTGATTATCAAATAAGATTTATAAGTTCTTGTGAAAATCATAGAGATTTTTTATTAAAAAACTTAGAGTTGTTTTATAGTAATGATTATAAAAAAAGAAGAGAATATAATATAGATTTATATTATGATATAACAGATTATTTTTGTGAAAAGATAATCTTAGAACAAGAAGAAAATATTTATTTACAAGGAGTATAAAAATGAGAATAATATTAAATACAGACATTTTTACAACTGAAGAGTTTTCAAAACTTACAAAAGATGAGTTTACTAAGATATGTAATATAGTTAAAGTATTTGCTAAAGAAGATGCTGATAAAGTTCCTTTATTTAAGATAACATCAGTATATGATATAACAGAAGACTTTATAAATAAATCATCATTTTGTATTGATTATTTTGATGACTATGTAGAAATTAAAAAGTTTTTTAGTTGGATAAAAGGAAATAAAGCAGCAGTTGCTAAATCTAGAATGAAGAAAAAACAATCTATAAAAGAGGTTATAGTTAAAGAAATTGTTGAAAATAAACAGTTTGATACAGTTGAAGAACAATCAAAAGAAAGAATTGAATACGATAAAATTAGACAGATATTTAATGATTGTTTTAAAGATACTAATGTTCCAAAAGTTAAGATATTGACAGATGCTAGAAAAAAATTATTAAAAAGATTTTATGAGAAAATGTCAAAAGAATTAGCTGATGAAATTAATATTTATGATTTCTATGAAGGGTATTTTGATTTAATTAAAGATACTGGAGATAAACATTTTAATCTTGTTAAAGGTTGGAATAATAATAGAAGTAATAGTTGGTTTCAGCCAGATTTTGATTATTTCTTAAAGGATAAAGTATTCGTTCAATTAAGGGAAAAAGTATAAATAAAAATATTTTTAAAAAAGTATTGACAACTAATATTTTTTTGATATATTTAAATCAAGGTAGGAAATAATTCTTATCTTATAACAAAAATAATTTTTTAGGAGAATAAAAATGAAAAACGTAATAACAAAACCAGTAAAACCAGCACTACTTTCCCAAAGAAGTGAAGGTGTAAATAATCAATCTAAGCAAGCATTATTCAGAAAGCATAACTTCTGTGTTGCTACATTAGATGGAACATTTAAGCCATTTTCATATGAGGCAAGCTATGCTGGAGATTTAGTTGAAATAAGTATATATAATGCTTCAATTGGAAATAAAGTTAAAGTATTAGCACCAAGAGTTGACTTAATTGCTAAGAAAGCAGTATTTAATAAAACAGGAACAATGAATACAGCAGAATATGTTGTTGTTTATGAAGATTTCTGTGATGCTTTGTTTTATTTTATCTGTGAGCATATTTCTGAAAGTGAAGATTTTACTGAAGGAGATATTTAATGAATGCTGTAATAAACAATATGATTAAAAAACAATTTAAAGATGTTAATGTTGAAGAGTTAAAAAAAGATAATATAATGTATAGTATTTTTTTAATGGATACAATAAGAAGATTAGATAATTTTTGTGAATTATATAAGAAAGATAAAACAGAAGCATATATTAATTTAAGTAAATTGTTAAGATTATAAAATAAAAAGTTTTTGTGGTTTCTTTAAAAAACTACACTCAATAATAAAAATAGGAGAATAAAATGAGTAAATATGTAAGAGATGTTTCATTTTCTTGTGATAAACTAACACTTTTTGAAGGTTTATTTCTGAAGAGTATAATTGAAGCAATAGGTAAAGGTAAAATAGTAAGTATTGAAACAGAAGAAGATTTTGAAAAAAGAATAAAAAAGGAGAATAAAAATGAGCAATAAGTTTCCAGTAGCAAGACAAACAGAGTTTTCAGTAATAGCAATGTTAATTAGACACTCTAATAATATTGAAGTAGCATTAACATATGGTTTAGATATTGATTGTTTCTATGGTGAGGAAAATAGAAATATATTTACAGCAATAGAAAAATTAGTATCAAGAAAAGCATATATTGACCAATTTACTATTATTGATGAATTATCTTTAATGGGTTCTAATATTAAACAAGAACAATTAAAAGAATTAGTAAGTAAAAAAGTGGAACATTCAGATGCTTTAATTGGTTATATTGAACAGTTAATAGAGTTAAAAAATCAAAGAGCAATCATTGAAAAGAATAAGATCATTGAAGAGATTTCTTTATCTGATAAAACAGCAGATGAAAAGATTGAATTAATATCAAATGAAATAGCTAGTGTTGCTTCTAGAAAAGAAGATAATAAGAGTTATAGTGAAGTAAGTGGTTTTGATAAGTTTTTAACACATTTACAAGCAAACATTGATAATAAAGGTAATGGTGTTGTTAAGTTTGGTTTTGAAAGTGTAGATAAAACTATCAATTTAATAGGTGGTTCATTAAATATTATATCAGCACCTCCTGGTGGTGGTAAAACAGCTTTCTTACAGCAAATAGCAGATTATAATTCATCAAGAGGTTTAAGAGGTTTATTCTTTACATTAGAAATGAACTTAGAACAGCTTATGATTAGAAAGGTTCAATCTGGAACTAATATACCATCTTGGAAAATGCACTCTGGTTATTTATCAGAGTCAGAAATGGACGAGATTGTTAGATTTAAAAACTCTTTATCAGAACATATTGTTTATAATGATACAGCAAACATAGAAATATCTAAACTTCGTTCTATTGCTAAGGTTGAACATAATAAACAAAAGTTAGACTTTATTTGTGTTGACTATATACAATTAATTAGAGCAAGCCATTTAAAAGGTAAAAGAGAAGATGAAGAAATTAAGTTTATATCTACTGAATTATTAGGTTTAGCTAAGAGTTTAAATGTTCCTATTATAGCATTAGCACAAATGAATAGAGAGTTTCATAAGAATGAAGGAAAACGACCAACAATGGCAAACTTACATGGTGGTTCTCAATTAGAAAAAGATGCTTTATCTATAGTTTTCTTACATAGACCAGGACAGTTTGATCCTACTTGTCCAAGACCCAATATGGTTGAAGTTATTATAGCCAAAAACAGATTTGGAAATAGTAATTCAGCACACTTAAAGTTTAATGGTGAAAGAGTTAGATTTGAAGAATTAACTTATGATGATTTAAAAGAAGAAGATTATCCAGAGTTTGAAGGTGATAAAAAATCTAAGAAAAAACTAGCATTTAAGAGTTAAACACAAGCCACCAAATAAGGTGGCTTTATTGACTTATAAATTAATTTTTGTATAATAAAACAATAACAAAGGATAATAATATGAAGATAAGTGGTTATAAGTTTAGGAATGTTAATTTAGATGATATTATTTACAATTTATCAGTTAATTACGATAAAGTAAAACTAACAGAAAAAGAAGCAGTTCAATATAAATCATTTAAGGTTGTTTTATCAAAAGATAAAAAGATTATGCACTTTTTAGTATATGGTGATTATTATAAACAAAATGTATTAAGAACGTTTGAAGTTTGTGTTGAAGAGATAGCAGAAAAAGACTATGACTCATCATTTATATCAAAAGTATTTTTTAATAATAGAAACACTATAAATGAAATTGTAAGAGTTTTTATGAATGGATATAAAGTTCCAGAAGAAAAAATTATAGAACAACCAAAAGTAGAGGAAACATTAGAGTTTGATGATACATTTATTGAAGCTGAAGTTCTACCTGTTGTTAAACAAAATGAAGTAGAAATTATAACATCAGAACCAGTTATTATTTTACCATCTGTAAAAAATAGAAGTTCAGTAATTAAAAAAGCAAAACCAGCAAAAAAGGCTTCAGCTAAAAGAAAGCCTACTAAATGAAAATAGAATTAACTTTTCATAACCCTAACTCCTTAAATAACCATTGGAGTAAATCTCGTTCTGGTGTATTTTTATCAGCAAAAGGTAGAGAGTTTAGAAACCATGTTATTGATATAGTAACCAAAGCTGGTTATTTTAATTTAAAACTAAATGGAAGACTTAAATATACTGCTGTATATTGTCCACCAGATGCTAGAATTAGAGATTTAGATAACTTCTGTACTAAGGCTGTTTTTGATGCTTTAAAACATGCTGGTTTATATGAAGATGACACACAGATTGACTATGTTTGCTACACTCGTGGTGAGAAACAAGCAGATAAAATAGCAAAAATACATATAATTATAGAAGAAATATGATTTTTATTAAAAAAACTCTTGACTTTTTGTTTTAATTTACTATATTTAATATGTAAGTGTTAAAAACCCAAAAAGAGGAGATAAATATGTATAATAAAAACACAATAACTAAAGAAGAATTAATTAATTTAATTCAATCATCTAAAACTATGGAAGATGCCGCTTCTAAATTAGAAATTGATAGAAGAACTCTATTAAGATTAAGAGAGAAGTTTGGAATAGTTCATATTTCTGCTAATGTAAATAAGAAAACTGAAGAATATTTTTCTGATCCTAGTTTACTTGATGTGGAAAAAGAAAAAGATGGTTGGTTAACTGAAGAAGAGCTAGAAGAAGCTTGGAGGGGTGTTCCAGAAGATGTTAGAAAAATGTTTATGGATCATGCTCCTACTAACATTAGAAAAGAAGCAGAAGATAATCTAAGTTTAATGAAAGAAGTATTAGTAAATAATGCTCCAAAAGAAGAAGTTAAACCTAAATTAGAAAGCTTTACTAAGATAGCAGAAAAACAATCAAAACAAATAGAATTAAAGGCATTAGAAAGTAATCTTTTAATTGATACAAATGATTATACACATATAGTTATTCCAGATTGCCAAATTAGTCCTGGTGTTCCTACAGAGTTTTTAGAGTGGATAGGAAAATATATAGCTCATATTAAACCAAAAAGAGTTATATGTCTAGGTGATTTTGCTGATATGAAATCATTATATAACTATAAGAAAGAAAGTTTTGATAGTAATGAATATAAAGCAGATATAGAGTCAGCAATTGATGCTATGGAAGTTTTAATGCGTCCTATATTAGATGAAATGAAGAAAACTGATTGGAAACCATCATTAGACTTTGTTTTAGGTAATCATGAACACAGAATAACAAAAGTTTCTAATACTGATAAAAAAATAGGTTCTTTCATTAGTGTAGATGATTTAAGATATAAGAAGTTTGGTTGGACTGTTCACGACTTTTTAGTTCCAGCTATTTTAGACAATATTGCTTATGCTCATTATTTTACTTCAACAAATATGGGTGCTCCAATTCCTTCTGCTAAAAACTTAGTAGATAGAAAACATATGAGCTGTGTAATGGGTCATAGACAGAACTGGGAAATGCATAGAACTGACAGACCTGATGGAACAAGTATTGTTGGTTTATTAGCTGGTTCTTGCTATCTACATGATGAAGAATATTTAGGACCGCAAGGAAATAATTATTCAAGACAGATATGGGTATTAAATAATATTGATAGAGGTTCATTTACTCCAGTTCCAATAGAACTTAAACAGTTAAAGAGAGTTTATGGTAATTAAAAAATTGGCTACTTAGGTAGCCTTTTTTCAATTTGATTTAAAAATGTTATTTTAATATAATAGAATTATCAAAATTGATAA